GCCTTCTTTTTGTCAGGAACCCGAAACGGCATCTTTTCCATTGTGCCGTATGGGTTGCTTGGCTGAACCGGAGCCGGACTTGCCTTCTTTTTGTCAGGCACACGATAAGGTATTTTTTCCATCGGCATAGTCAGTTCCTCGTGTTTCCTCGGCTGTCACCGCGATCATCAATGTAAGCGTCGATATACTGCAAACTGTGCGGCCCATCATCAACGCCGGTATGGGTGATCTTCAAGGTTACATCATACCCTTCTGTCGGGAAATCCACACTCCCACGGAAAGGCAATGGGCGAATAACCGCATCCCTTGATTTATCTCCAATCTTGAACGGCATACTCTTGCCTGGCGATGGATCAAGATAATTGATACCGCGCTCCATCGCCATGTCGGCAAACCGCCAACCAACGCCGGATACGAATAGCCTGTCCATTCTGAACTCTCGGGAGCTTGACGACGCCCTGCCAACGGAACTCGTCGTTGGCAGAACTTGCGGCTGTATTGGGTTTGTCTTTATCCACGCCGGAATACTCTCGCCGTCAAACCATGACCCTACATCAATCTCGAATACTCGGCCTTCCTTGATCCCGCCGAAGAAACTAACAAACAACCGCTCTCTACCAGCCGAATCCAGACCGGATGCAACACCCCTTACCGTCCACGGCGTGTCACTATCATCTTCTGTATCGGATGGCGAAAACATGCGTTGGAACGTGAACTCTGGCGGCTCGTTCATCGTCATCGTCAACACATACCCGTCCCAAAAGAATAGGCGGTATTGATTCTTCCCTCGAACGGCAAGCGACGTGACCGGGCGGATGAACGCCTGCTCAGAGTTTAACGTGGCTTGCAACCGCTCACGTAACCACGGCTCTACATTCCTGCTCAGATAATTGCGCTCAATACCACCAAAACTTTCAGGCGTGTCCGCAACGTACAAGCCGAAACCATCGGCCATCACAACGCGGCCCATGTCCGCCGCCGTGTACTCAATACCGCCGCGCTTTGCCGAGATTACCGACTTGAAGAATGTGTCTGGCGTCAGACCGCGCAGTGCAAAACTACTCTCCTGCCCGACAATAGCTAACGCATCGCCGGATAGCGCCAAAAGATTCGTAAGCCTATCGCCAATCTCAATTGCACCAGCACCGTTCACAGCCATCGTTTCAAGCGGATTGCTAGGCGCAGAGTGAATCACAGCACCGGCAAAGTACCCCAAGAATAGATACTCGCCATGCCTTGCAACATGCCTCGGCATATCATCCCGATCCGGCAATTGCGTCCTAACACGGATGAACCGCACTCCGTCAAACGCAAACGCCGGGCCTGCCCCACACACGCCGTAGATAGACTCGAATTGATCTTGGCCGTAGAAGTTGGTCTTGATCGTTACGTACCGCGCTCGGTTGTTGTCAAGCTCAGACTGCCCAGGCATCCATATAGGCGCATCGCGTGAGGCAACAGTAGCAATCAAACTGCCGCCGCCACCCGAGGCGTCACGTATCTGGTCGCCAACACCAACCAGCCGCAGCTTGTCGATGTTCCGGTCGCCAATAAGCGTCATGAACCCTTCGGCGTTGCTGTCCTGTGTCGCACCATTCAATATCTGAACGTGCGTCAGGTTGAACACCACGTCGCTTGTCCCATTCCATACGTACACCGGCTTGTCTTGCTCGATGTAATCAATGGAAATGCTGATTGAATCAATGCCGCCGCTGGTCGCTTCTGCCGGGTTATCACGCTTTGCAATTACGCGAACACCAAACCCTGCGGCCTTAACCGTCGCGTCGGTGATACTTTGCAGCCCCCATAGGTCATCGGCACCGCCATAGGTTGACGTGATGGCTGTTGTCGGCCACGTCCCGGCCATCGCCTTGTTGGACGATCCGCCAGTAACACCAGCCAGTACCACCGTCTCATCCGCAGCTTTCCCACTAACCGCACTGCGCCGCTTGATCTTGGCTGTTATGCCGAGAATCTTGGCTCCGCTCGGTATCGCTGAAAAGTCGAACCCGCTAACCACGAAATCATCGCCGCTGGCTCCGCTCAGCGCGGCCTCCGTTCCATCATCGGCATTCATCGCAGTCGTTGCGACTGTGTTGATCTTGCCGGAAGTCGGCAACGTGAACGCCGTGGTCTTTGGCACGACACCTTCCATGGAAAGGACTCTGGTGAAATTAGCCAGAGCATCCGTTCCGCCAGAAAAGCGCATTTCACGCCCCAAATCAACCCGCTCCCACCCGCTCGGTGAACTGCGGTAAAGTGCAGCATCTGTGATCTGAGGCAAGAACTCAATGGCCGAAAGGTCTGGCGATGACACCGGCGTGATTGACGCCCCTGATTCCGTGCCAAGCACCGTCCACTTGTAAGGCGGGATGCCTGCGGAAACCGAAAGACCATCGGAATACGGGATTGTCGTGTACCCGTCATCAAGCGATCCGGTAACCGGCAGCGAGGTCAAAACAGCAGCCGTGATCGGCGTTGCGCCAACTCCCGCGCCAGGCGTCGGTGATAGCGTCATCGTCCCCTGATTTTCGCCAGTCACCCGCACGTTCAATATCTGAAACGTCTGGCCGTTCCAAGTTACATACGCGCCTTCATTGGCGTCCGTGTAGTAGCCGCCCTCGAATGCCACGCGCTGAAGGTCACGGATCGCATATAGCCTATCCTTGAGCCAGAACATGCCGATAATGTCGCTACCAGCGCGCCCCGGAACCGTGCCTATGTTCGTGCGCTGTTCCGCCGCCAAAGCCTTCAGCGCCGCGTTAAGCGTCCCCTGATCGCCACGCGGCTCTGATACCACGTCGCGTGCAATCATCATTGTGCCAACCGCAGTGCGCACGTTGGTAAGAACTGACGGCAATGATGGCTCAACAGCCCAATCGCCAAACACGCAATATAGCGCGGTCTGCGACGATGACACCGATACACTCAGTACGTAACCAGACTGCCCGGCAGTGAATGATACTTGGTCGCCAGGCACAAATGACGCACCGTTGGTAACAAACTTCAACCGCCACAGCTTAAACCGGTGAACCGCTGGACGCCCGTCAAACGGTTCAACACCGGCGATCCGGGAGTACCCGTCTACCGTGCTCACCTCATAATTAAGGCAATCGGCAAGCGTCCCCATCTGCGCCTCGGCCTTTGCGGTCATCAGGTCAACGCCACCCTTTAGCTTGACCGGAATCACTTGGAATAGAACTCCTCTGCCGACGTGTACTCAGGCAACTGCTTAACGCCAAGACGGTTCATTTCGCGCCTAAGCTCAGTGCCAGACTTCACGTAGATGTCGTTGCTATTCTCACGCGTGGTGCAGTAATACTTGTTGATCGCCCACCACACGATTGCCATGTGGTGTTCTTTCGGCATGATCGGCTCGTCGGTATCCGTTACCAACACATGCGTTTCTCGGAAATAGTCAAACTCGACGTTGTGCGCCAGCTTTGGCGTTGGGTCGAACGACATGGTGTTGTCCGGGTTTATCGTCCACCGGTACGGACGCCCGTCTGATCGAACCCCACGATCAAACACGCCCATACGCCACTGCTCATATGGGATGAAATAGGCTGGCTGTTGATCCGTCTGCTCCGGGCCAGCAGCAACCAACACGTACCTAGACTGTTGCCCGGCCTCACTGCCAATCACATACGCCAAATCAGCAATCTGCGCTCGGGGGTCATAGTCTCGCACATCAGGCGTAAGCGTGATCTGCCCCTGCTTTCGCATGAACAGCCAATTCGGGTGATACGCCTGAATGTCGGCATAGGCCATGTTCACCCATTCGACAACTTCTCGGTTTCTCCCGAATTGATCTATGACCGTTTCCGGCTCAGCACCAGCAGGCCCGTCGCCAAACCGCAGCAACAGGCCAACCCGCTGCGCGATCTGGAGGAAGTTCACGCCGCCGCAGCCACTTCAACATCGTGGAACGAAAACAAGCGAAGTTTCACGGCCTCAAGCAACCGTTCAATAGGAAGATGAACAGGAACACCAGCAGGTGACCGTTCCGTGCCCTGCACATCGAGAATAGCGGCAACGCTTTGCAACTGCCGCAGTGTCAATTCATCCAACCACTTCGTACCCTTGTTCTGGTACCACTCGTGCAGCGAGCCGCACAGGTCAGCGGTTTCAGGGTCAACACCCAAGTACGTGAACGGAGCCTGCTCAAACTCCCACTCAATCATAATCTCGCCGGTTTTGTCGCCATCATGGCTCCGCATTACCTTGGAAACAGGCCGTGGGACTTGATTATCTACCATCTGCGCGTATGCCCACTCAGGCACTGAGCATACCTCGTTGTACTTTACAAACACCTGCGATGAGCCAAGGAAAAACCCTTCCCCCTTCGCCGCCGTTTGGCCTGTAGGACGGCTCAATCGAACGCGATGCCGACGACCACCCCACTTGCCGGAAAGCGTCAGATTGTACGGAGGCAAAATGTCTTTCGCCGGGCGAGCAAACTCACGCGGCTTCCCCGCAGACGTTACAAATGCCTCGGTAACACCAAGCGCATTCATCAGCTTTGCGCGCAGATGATCGCCCTTGTTCTTCGGACTGTATTCAATACCAAGATCGTTACAAAACGCTCTCAGTTCTTCAAGCGTTGACCGAGCAAACCGTTCGTCTTTTGCTGCATCCAGTGACATTGCCATTGTTGGTTCCTCAAAACGTTTACAGCGAGGCGGCGCGGCAATTCAGCCCGCACCGCCACCCATTGTTAAAGCTGCGTCACAACGTACTCGACAAACACGTCGATGGTACCGGCAGCTTCAAGCGAGCCGCCTGCTCTGGTCAGGATCAACTCATCACCACGCACGGCCTTTGCAGCCGCATACAGAACGCCCGGGGCCAATGCGACCTCGGCAGCAGCCTGTAGGCCATTGCTCGCCGCGAGGAACGCTGCCGGAGCGGCGGTGGTACCAAGGTCGAACGTGAAGTCGTTGTTCGTGTCCAAATCAGTGCGCGCCTTGGCACTGAATCGCAGAACCTTCGCGTTCGTCGGCAACGGCGCAATGTGCAGAACATCGCCAGCGGAATTGCCGAAAGTACCATCGTTAGTGAACGTCGAATACAGCGACGTTACTTCATCACTGCGCGAGGCAATCGGGCCTGCATATGCAGGTTTCGTGCCAACATCAGCATTCGGCGCGGTCTTGTAGTGGTTGGTGTAAAAGTCACTCATTTTCGTGTCTCCTTATTAGAGCGGGTTGGCGGTCACGCCAGCTTCGATGCGACGTACCCAATTCTGATTCAGGATCAACGGGCAATCCCACCAGCGGAGCGAGATAAGACGAAGCAAGTTGCCTGGATCGGACTTGTCTGCTTCGCCAAGATAATTCATCTTGAACCCGCCCAGGCCGCGATCCTTGCCGCGCAGACTTACCTTGCCAAGCGCGTCTTTGCCGAACACCAAGAACGGATACACGTCAACATTGGTGCCGCCTACCGACTTCATGCCAGTTGCACCAACAGCCGCGCCAGCGCCAAGGAACGGCTCAAGCTCAGGCGACGAAATGAAAAGGAACTCGTCAACCGTGCCAAACACTTGCGGCATCGTATCGGAATATCCGCCAATCTGTGCGCGAGGAACGAAACCGGGAATGTTGCGAACGTCAGCGCGACCGTTGACGTGAAAAAGAACCGGGAATGCGGCCTGCATGGGAACCGTTTTCTGGTTCACGGAACCTTTGGTCATTTCCACCATGTAAGATGCTCGGTTCTCCAACAGCACATCCGCCGTCTTTCGCAGCGCGCCAAGCGTAATTGGGCCATTCACCTGATTCCGTGCAGTGATTGCGGCGGAATGGAAAACAACGCCGTTACCTGCGCGATACTCAAACCACGCGTTCTTCTCGCGGATACGCTTCATCAAATCGACGATGCGATTCTTCGAGTCGGCCACAACGTCATGTTCGCCAAGCTCGGCCTGGCGGCTGGTGACGCTCATGACCAGAGCGAACTCCTGGAATGTGCGCTCTACCTTCTCGTAGGTCAGCGCCAACGAAGTCGGATTGACACCCTCCGACACCTCCTGAACAATGACCTCCGGCGTTACGGCGCGCAACAGGCCAACGGTGTCAGTTGAATTGCCAGATGCCGGGATTGTCTTTACCAGCTTGTCCAAAACTTCTACAACATCCGCCGCTTTCAGAAGCTCGGCAATTGACTGTAGGTTGGTAATATTGCCAGACGATGCCTGGCCGGTATACGAATTGGTAGCCATGTTTTCTTACCTCGCTTTGTTGGGTTCAGTCAGGCAAGGCGTTGAAGATCGCCTCAAACTCTTCACCTGGACTATCAAACTTCCGCCCGCCTCTTGGGGCAGCGGATTGCTTTACGGATGGTGCTACGGCAAGTCTCGCCGCAGCGCTGCTTTGCCTTTCTGCCGGGCGAGCCTCTGCCGGGCGAGCCGGGGCTGGCTGCTCTGCGCTCATCGCAATCTCAGCAAGATGCACGTCGCGCTTGTAGGCGTTCAGTAGCGATATGGGGAAATCGGCACCCTTGAACTGCGCTGCAAGCCACTCCTTATCTTGCAGCAACCGACGGTATTCTGCTGGCTGTTCATCACGGTACGACTCAAACCACTGCCAAAACTCGCCACTTTGGTCAATCTGCTGATAGTCAGGATGCGCAGTATAAAGCCGCGTCTGTTCCTCGGCAGATGCGATCCGCTCAAGGCGATCATTCATCGTGCCGAATTGCGGCTCCATCGCCGCCAGCTTTTCTTCCAATTGACGAAACTTGGCTTCGCTCGCTGAAGCCGTGCGCGAAAGCGCTTCCTGCATCGTCTGCGCTTCGCTCGGGAAGTCGCTTGCCCATTGCTTCCACCGGTCTGATGTGAACAACTCGTTCAGATCACTCGGTGACGTTGGGGCCGCGCTTCCGCCAGTTGGCACGTCAGGCTGCTGTTTCAGTCTCGACTGCAATTGAGCAATCTCTTGCTCACGCCGCGAGAGTGCGCGCTGCACTGGTGCCAACCGTCCTTCTACCGCACCGCGAGCTTGCCGCTCTTGCGCAAGGTCGCGTTCATACTGCTTTAACCGATCACGCGCCTGAGTATACTCGTCGCGTGCTTCTTGTGGCAACGACGCAAGCCATGCCGGCTCATCGTCTGTATTCTCTACAGCGCCCTCTGTTTCTTGGCTGCCGCCATCCTCATCAGGCGCAGTATTGCCGGTATCTTCCGGGACTTCTTTCTCAGGCTCTTTACCGCCCGATTCTTCCTTTTCATCCAACTGCGCCATCAGTTCATCAAGCGACGGCGATTCATTGGCCTGCTGTTCATTCGTTTGCATAAGTCTCATCCTTACTGGTCATAATGTCAAGCATCCTCCGAACCTCTTTAATCCGCCCCTGAAGCATTGGCAATTTGTCTGGCGATACGGCTTCTAACTGCGTTAAAAGAGCCGCAATCCTGCCATTCATCTCGGCCTCAATAGCAGGCCACACTTTCGATGATAATAGCCCTGGGATCATTGCGTGGCACCTCCAAGACGTGCAGATGCTTCACGCATTATCCGCTCGGCATCAGTAGTCGCCTTCAGGTCTGCGCGGTATCTCTGTGTCTCCATCGCCTTGTCGGCAACCTGAAGCTGCGTCAATAGTTTCTGCATGGCAACTTGCCCCTGCTGATCCAAACTAGCCGACGCAAGCGCCAGTTTGGCCGCCTCAATCTGCTGCTTCGTCTCAGCAAGCCGTTCGCGCAATGCGATCTGCTCTTGGTGCTCTTGGTTGTCAAGCTGCCTGTCCTGATTGTCCAGCGTAGCCTGTACCTGAATCCGCTGTGCATCGTTCTCGGCGCGCTTGAGCGCTGCGTCAGCCTGCGCCTGCTGCGCCTGCGCACGGGTCATATTAGGATCGGGCGGCGGCTCTGGCTGCTGGCTCTGCTGCGCCTGTAGTTCTTCCTCGGTATACAGGAAGTCCTCTGCGCTGATATCGAGAAACTCAAGATTCCCTACCGCCCACTTGTACGGCTTCATGAATGGCTGCAACATCTGGTTGCTGGAAAACATCTGCGTGGCAAACTGCATGTGCTGCGCCTGAATGTCCTTCACCAGCAAGTGCGATACCGCTTTTGGAATAACCTTGAAGTCGCCCTTCACTTCCGGGTCTGGATTCAGCGATGGGTCCATGTTGAAGTCGTAGAAAGCTCGGATCAGTGGCGTTGTCACCTGGTCATCAAAGTTCTTTGCCAGCCTTCTCATGACAATGTTGTCAGAGTTCATGCGCATGGCAGTGCCGCTTGACGTGGACTGTATGCTGCTTGTGCCACCCTGAAATGCGATAGGCGTCATCGTGTGTTCGTCAGCATTTGCCTTGATCCGCTCGTATACCGGCAGCAATGCACCAGCCACGTTCGGGATGTTGAATACGGAAAGCGCCTGCTTGATATCGTCTATCTCATCGTTCATCGCCCACACACGCGGCTTTGCAACGCCAAGATGGAACGCACGGCCACCTGCCTGCCCGCTCATCGGGATTAGCGCCGTTTTCTTCACACCGATCTGCGGCGCGGCGCTCACCATCGAGTTCAGCACAATTGCGTGCCACAACTGGTTTGCCGCCACTTGGTCATCCGCCATCAGATACGGCACACCGTATCCAAAAATGCTCTCCGGGTTTGTTTCGTAGTTGAATACGTAATACCGGAGCCGGTCACCTGTTTCCATGAATGGAAG